GAGAGCCCTTCGCCGCCCGCGCCTTGCGGCAGGTTCGGGTCGGCCCCGGCCGGATTCGGGATCTGGTAGCCCGCGCCTTGCAGGACCGCGTCGGCGACCGGAGAGACTTGCGGAACGGCGGCGATGACCTCGGCGGTCTGCACGGCGGAGAACTGCGCCTCGACCCCTTCCTTGACCCGCTGACCCTTGATCCGCTCGGTTTCGGCCTTGAGCTTGTCGACCTTGGCGGCGATGACCTCGGGCGGTTCCTTGGCGGAGAGCGCCTGCTGCAACGCTTGGATCTGCTGCAAGAGCGCCGACACGCGCGGATCGCCGCCGTCGTCCGGGAAGAACCGCTTGCCGTCCTTGTAGCCCAACTTGCCGAGGATCTCGCGCTGAATTTCCGCCACGTCGACCCCGTACTGGACGAGAACGCCGTCGGCGATCATGTCCTTGAAGGCCGTCATCCCTTGGATGAAGTTCTGCAACTGGTCGTGCGGATTGGTCGCGCCAATGCCCACGTTCACGTCCACGGTGAGGTTCTGCGTGAGCAGTTCGTCGGTGATCTCGTCGATCCCGAACTTCTGGAAAAGCTGCGCCTTCTTGCCGGCGAGCGCGAGGACGACGTCATCCTCCTCGTACTTCTGTTCGAGCAGGATCAGTTGCTTGAGAACGGGTTCCATCCACGTCTCGGCGAAGGTCCGCAACTGGTAGCCGGTCACTTGCGAGGCGTCTTTGGTCAGGATATTCATCCCGCCGACCGTCTCGTTGAGCTTGCGGTTCGAGGCGACCGACGCCTGCGAGAACGCGCCCATGAGGTCGTCGAAGTCGAGGTTGAGCCGATCCTGCTCCTGATACGCGGAGCCGGTCACGTCCTGCGTCTCGACGATCTTCACGTCGCCCTCGGGGTCGTTCATCATGGTCGACGACGACGGGGCGTTGCGTTGCAGGGAGCGGAGGTCGACTTGCGCCGTCCGCTTCACGAAGTACCGCTTGTTCATGGCGAAGGCGACGTTGTCCATGCGCTGATTCGCATTGGTGTTCAGTTCGCCTTGGATCTGCGACGTCAGCCGGACCGGCCCCGAGGGGTAGGCGCGGTGCGTCTCGATCACGCTGAACCCGATCACATACGGCCGGATCCCGTGGAAGTAGACTTGGCGCAGGGGCTTGGGGGTGTCGAGCATCGACACGGTCCCGAGGGTGTGAAAGACGTAGTCCTCGCCGTCGATCTCCATGATGTTGCGATGGACCCACACGATTGCGTAGTCGCCGATCGCGCCGCTGATCGAGCGCGGGTCAACCCGGCCCTGTTCGCGTTGCAGGCGGACGACGTCGCTGTACATGGTCGTCGCCTTGATGATCTCGGTGTCGGGGATGAGCTTCCACTTCGAGGCCCCGGTGTGATCGAGGGTCTGCATCCGCGCCCGCACGTCCTTGACGTACATCGGGATCATTTCGATGAAGTAGGGTGACGTCCCGACCGGGTCATACCAGTCGCAGGACGGGTCGAAGCGGATGTTTTCGAGCGGCTTGATCTTGACTTGCGGCCGGTCGATGCGCTTTTTCGCGTTGAACTCCCAAAACTGGTAGGAGCAGACGATGCCCTGCACTTGGGCATCCTGATACGCGCCGCAGGCAATCAGGAACCACGGGATGCTGTGCTTGAGCCGGTACTGCACCAACTCCTTGAGGACTTCCGCGCTCGCGCGCTGCATGTCGTCGTCCTCGTCGATCGCCTTGATCGAGACGACGTCCTGCGTCGAGAAGAAAGCCTCGGCGGCGATGGCCTCGTTCTTGCGCACCGCCGACCGGGTCTTGGGGCGGAAGAAGCGCGACCGCGCCCGGTAATTCTCGGACAGGTACTTCGACCCCTGCGGATGCTGCCCTTGGAACTGGCGGAGGTCGTTGATGAGCCCGCCCCGGATCGCGGTATCGAAGTAGGTGGTCGAGGTTGTGAACGCCTCGCGCGCCAAGCGCAGCGCGTCTTGATCCGACAACGGCCCCGTCGCGCTGACCGCGACGTTGGTCTGATCCTGATTGTCGAGCGGGTGTTCGTTGTCGGGCATGTCACAGGTCCGGGTGAATGAGGCCGGCGAAATCGCGCGGACGGGACAGGAAATCGACCGCGTCGAAGCTGCGCCGGCTCATGTTGAAGCGTTCGAGGATCTCGCCGCCGGCCTTGATGACCGCCGCGCGCCATTGCGTCTCGGAGTAGTACCGGGATGGGATCAGGGTGTACCCGAACTTGCAGTTCGTATGCTCGCAGCGGATGTCGACGATGCCGTTCTTCGGGTCGGCCTCGACCCGCCACCGATAGCCGGGGTAGGTCGACGCCAACAGCGGACCAACGGAGTCCGACATTTCCTTGGCGGCAACCTCGCCACGGAACTCGGCATCGGTGACGACGAGAATCTCCGCCATGCTTACCTCCGCATGAACAGCGGATGCGGGCCGCCGCCGAGGATCGACACGATCCAGAACAGGATGAGGATGGCCCCAAGCACCAGAACCGCGATGCGCAGCCATCCCTTGAAAGGGTCGGGGATCGGGAGAACGCTGACGATGAACAGGACGACGCCGAAGGCGCAGCCGATCAGGATCAACTCGATGAACAGCCAAAGCAGGGCGGACAGATCCATTATTTCCTCCGTGACGCGACGTTGACCGCGAACCACGCCTCGAAGGCATGGCAGCGGGGCGGGTAGAACAGCCGCGCCCGGTTCAGGGCTTGGCAGAGCTTGTGGTTCATGCGCCTCCGTCCTCGAACGATGTTTCCCGTGAAACCAAGTTCGCCTTCTCCGCGTCCGAGAGCCACATCCACTCCTCGAACGTGTACTGCATCCGCACCGGCTCGGGCAGGCGGTCGTACTCCGCCGTGTCGCCCCGCGCCGTCACGCCTGAATCTCGTTGGTGATTGCTACCGCTGCCGCTTGCTGCGTCGGATCCCGGCGGACGCAAAGCAGGGCGCGGCGCAACCCGGCATAGATGCCGGCCCGATACCCGACCAGAAGCAGGCTCGTCTCTACCCGATGATCGTTCATCAGCTTGGTTACTTCCGCGTCCTCGTCCGGGTTCAACTCACGCATCAGTCGACCCCCGGCTTTTTCTTCGAGTCCCGGAAGCGCCGGCCATTGCTGAACTCGTACACCACCGGGGTCTGCGCGTTCTCGACCGCGACGATGCCCCGGAACGGGGAGTCCAACACGTCCTGCGCCTCGGCCATCGCGCATTCCGTTGCCCAATCCCGCACCGTCACCCTGACCTTGTCATCCGCCACGTCAGAACTCCTTGCGCAACTGCTTGACACACCCCTGCCACAGCCGGCGTCGAATCTCCGGGTCGGGGGTGGCCGTCGGGTAGCTCGGATCCGTCCGCATCCCCACCCATCGCCGGTCGTTGCCGCTGCCAACCTCGATCGTGGCGCGGTGAACGTACCCGCCCACTTCGATCGAGGACAGCATCACGTCGTAGGTCCGCCTCATGCCCGCTTGATCCTGATGTTGTAGTGGTCGCCAAGCATCCATTTCCGCGCATCGCGCGCGTCGATGATCGCGTTCAGCGAGCCCCCGCCCTTGAACTCCCCGCACTCGGGAATCTTGAACGTGATCTCAACGTCCTGCCCCTCGTTGAACGGCGGGCTGATCGTCTTGAGCGTCATGCAGATGTGGATGACGTGCGGATCGTTCGGGTTGACTACCATTCACCGTTTTCGCCTCACTTGATCCCCCGCGCGCCCGTCTTGTGACGGGTGTTCGGAGGCAGTTTGTTCGGATGCGGGGCTGCCACCTTCGGGACTGTCTTGGGTGGCGCTACCGACTTCGGGGGCAAGACCGCTGCAACGGGCTTGGGCTTGCCTACGGGCGATGCGACAACCTTGGGCGCAACGGCAACCGCCGGCACAGAACTCGTCGGAACAGAACTCTTTGGCTTGATCGGCTTCATGGCTCATCGTCTCCGCGTGATGGTATAGCGACCGCACCCCCGTCAGGGGAAACCGCGAGCATCAAGAGGGAGTAAGCGCGCTTCCCGCCACCCTCCTTGATCTTCACTCGCTCGATGCGACGATCCTCCACCGCACGCCGGCCGTAGATGAAACCGTCCGAGTCGATGTGGAACGTCGTCTTGGGATAGCGGCAGCGCCCCGTCTCGCGCATGACCGCCTGATACTCGGGGGTACAGTCGGTGCAGTACCCGTTCTCCCCCACCGCATTCTGACTGCGCGCCATTTCCCGCCATCGACCGAACACCGTGGCGTTGGGAAAGCACTCCGGGACGTTCTTAGCGAGCTTCGGAGCATAGAAGTTGCCCAAGCTATGCTCCATCGACGAAGGATTCGGGTTCGAGGGATTCCCGGTCGATCAAGACAGGGGGGGCCGGGTCCATGTCGTAGATCCGGGACAGGCAATCGAGCCCATCGTCGTGTGCCGAGTACGGATAGGGGATGAATTCGTCGAAGATCGCCTTGTTGAGCGAGTAGATGTTGCCTTCGTGATCCTTGCGCCGCACCGGCTCGAACACCCGATACGCCTGCCCGGCCTCGCGCACCATCCGCTGCGCCTTCGTCTCCTGCTCGAACGACGCGGCGAAGTACCACTTGCCGGCGCGAAAGTCCGGTTCTAAGCGTTGGATCCGGTCGTACTTCGCATTCCCCCCTTCCGAGGGCCATGCCAGTTCGATGATCTCGAAGCCGATCCGCTCGACGAGCATCCGCTCCTCGAAATGCTCCATCGCATCCCGCATCCCGAAGCGTTCGTAGCCCACCTTGACGATCTGGACGCCCGGCATCGCGGACCAGTACCCGTAGAGGTCGCGGAGTTTCTGCCACCGCTCGGCGAGCCCCATCTTGTGCTTGTACCCGTCCAAGAGGTACTTGTTGCGCCCCGCGTCGATCCCGACGACGAGCATCGCCGTGTTGTCGGAGCCCTTCTTGCGGCTCGAAGCCGGGTCGCACATCAGGTAGACGTTCATCGTGGAGGGCCGGATGTCGGTGAAGCGCGGCCATTCCTTGCGGAACATCGCCTCGGTGCCGGCAGACGGGTTCATCAACATCTGCGCGGCGAAGATCGCGGACGGTTGCTGCCGGCGCGCCTCGTCAAGCTGCGCCTTCGTCAGAAAGACGGGGTTGCCGGTCGGCGTCCCATCGTCCGTCGCCGGGTAGATGCGCGGCTTGAGTACCTTGCGGTCGATGAGGTTCTGGTAGGTGTCGGAATACTTGTAGCGGGTTCCCACATGCCACGCCCGTTTCAGCCCAAGCGGCCCGGTGCGCGCCCCAAGGTTGTCGGAAAGGGCGTGCGCGGCAGTCGTTTTCTCCACTTGCTCCGGCGTCGACACGGATTCGAGGGTCACGACGTCATCGTAGATGCGCAAGGCGAAGTGGGATGCGGTCGGTTGCCCGTCGACGAGCCCATGCGCCTCGACGGTCGCCTCGCGCGGGTTGCTGTCGCGCCTCACGACGAGCCCCTTCTCCTCGGACCACCGGGGAGACTGGCGCTCGGGATGGTCGTACAGGCAGTCGGGATAGACCCGATGGAGGTCCGCGTTCGTCTCTAGCTCGGCCTTGATCTGGAGCAGGAACTTCCGCGCCGTCGGCTTGGTGTGGGAGAAGATGCCGATGGTGATACCCGGATCCTTGATGATCTCCTGTATCGAGCCGGCGAACGTGACCAGACTCGACTTGTAATGCTCGCGGGACCAGAGATCGAGGCAGCCGTCGGGCTCACGCTCGACTTCCCGGCAGCGATCGTAGATCCACGGGTGCATCCCATCCGCCCGGTGCAGCAGGATGACGAACAGGTAGAAGCGATCGAGCCGGCCGAGGTCGGCGAGAGCATCCGCCCCGAGGGTGGCGATTTCCGCCCAAGCGTCAACCAGTCGCTCGCCGAAGGGGAGCCCCCACAGGGTTGCTTGATCGGTCGGCGACAAGACCTTGAGGGGAACGGCGGCCATTTCAGCCCTGTCCACCGTTTGTCATAGGACAAAGGGGCAGGGGCAGGGTATCTGCCCGCGTTTTCCGGTATCCCCCGTCGATTTGTCCAAGGGTCGGCATTGCTTGATGGCTCACGTCAGCGAGTGGGTATGGTCGTACCCGGATCGGGTAGGCAGGGTCGGTCGGCAGGATCGGCAAGATGGGCAGGAAATGGGCAAGAGTCCGGTAGGCAAGGGTAGCCGGGCCTTCCGTGGCGCGTCTCCTGCGCCGTTCTAGCCGCCCGTTTTCGGTGCAACGCCTTGAATCTTCGCCCGAATCGCCTGTAACCGGGCCTGCACGTCCTCGACGACGGTCGTCACGGTTTGCACCGGGCCTCCGTCCGCGCCGGTCACTTCCTGTTGGATCTTGTCGCCATACTTCTTCGGGTTGAGCTTCGCGGCGTACCACTTGCGCGCGTCGATCCGCAGTCGATCACGCTGCACGGCGACAGGGTCGGCAAGGATGCGCGGGTTGCCCTCCTTGTCGGTCGCCACGGTTGAATCCGCCCCCCGGTCGTCGGAGATTTCCACGATTTCCGCCGCCAATGTCTCCGCCGCATCGAGCTTCGCGCGTGCGTATTGCTCTCGGAACCCCGCGCTAATCGGGGGTCTTTTCAACCCCGGTTTGTCCGCATCGAGCCACCTGTACACGGTCGGCAGCGACGGCATACCCGGCAGTTTCACGATCTTCGTGATGGGCTCGCCGTTGGCAAGGCGCACACAAATGTCTGTGGCAATCGCCTTGGTGTAGGACGACGGTCGCCCGTTCTTCCTCGGGGCAGCACGTTTCGCAGCGGGCTTTCTTGACATGGGTCAACCTTTTGTCAGTTGCCACAAAGATTCTTGTTGCATCGTGTAGCGGGTAACGCTATAGTTCAATCAGGGACCGACGACAACCACGCGAACAATGCCACGGATTGTATAGCCGGAACCCTCGACGAAAGACAAATCCACAGGAGCATGAGAATGAATAAGCGCACGCTGCACGGACCGCACGGGGTTGTTCTGGTACTCGACCCGATGGATGACGCGACCCCGGCGATGGTCTACGCCCGCGCCCTCGGGCATACCTACAGCAGCACCTACGATTGCGCCACAGCCACGGGAGAGGTTGATGACGCTGTCACCCTCACGGCGGAGCAAGTGGAGTGGCTCGAACACCAGTCCGACGCCGTCGACGTGGCGTACACCCTCGCCCGCCCCGAATTCGCCCCGATTTTCGCGGACGAAGATCACACGCCCCCGGTCGGGCTCGCCGCATTCGCCGCCCATGTGTGGATGGATGCGTGATGGCAGCCGCCCGGCAATTCGTCGTCAAGATCGCATTCGCCAATGCCGCGTTCGGTTCGAGTGTCATCGAGCGGGACGCGGAACTGGCGCGGATGCTGCGCGAAGTCGCCGACAGGCTCGACGGCGGGGATGAGGCAACCTGCGCGCCCCCGATCGTCGGGTCCATCCGCCTCCTCGACATCAACGGCAACGCCGTTGGCTACGCCACTTTCGAGTAACCGCCATGCTCACCCCCTACGACATCCTCGCGGCTTGCGCAGTCATCGAGCTTGCCCTTTCCCTCCTCCACGCCACCCGGAGCAACTGATGGAATACGTCGTGAACATCGCCCTGCACGATCGCCACTTCGCCAAGGTCACGGTCGGCCCGAACTTCGGTTCGCAGATGGTCGCCCGTGAACTGCGCGCCCGGTTCCCCGCCACCGAGGGGTATAGCGTCACCCTCACCCTCTGGAAAACCGAGGGCCGCCCCGTGGCAATCGAGCCCGAGGCCCACCCCCGCCCCGCCCCCGGCGCATTGTTCGAGGCCCTGCGCGACATCGCCGGCACCCTCGCCTCCTGCGAATTGAACCGCATCGACACCAATAGCGAGAAGATCGCGGCCGCCTATGACCTCGCCCGCAAGATGACAACCTCGAACCGTGGAGCCTGACATGCACGACTACGCCCAAACCGAACTCCAAACCGCCTACGAGCAGTCCGCGCGTGAACTCTCGATCGACAACGGCGCGGCCGCCGACGTCGCCGAGCGCGCCCACAAAGCCGGCCTGTTCCCGGTCATCATCGCCTCGCCGGCCTACTGCTCGCGCACCGACGCCGTCCTGCGCACCGATCGCCTGTGCATCGTCGGCGTCTACATCACCCGCAAGATCGCCGAGCGCGTCGTCGCCCGCCTGTGCGACGAGTGGGCGAACGACGGCGGCCCGATGGAGTGCTACGCCTACATCTACCCGAAGCCCGAGCCGAAGCCCGAGCCCGCCCCGGCGGACGTGAGCGACGACGTCCCGTTCTAGCAGAACTCAACGGCATGGGAACCAACCCATGCCGGTGCGCCTGCACCAGTCCAACCACAGGAACCCGACCATGAACCAAGACGAAAAGCTGAAGCGGCTCGACGAGATCACCGCAGCACTCGGCGGCACCGTCACCCGGCAATGCGAAATCGGCCCGTCCTACTCGGCGTGGCAATGCATCGCCCTGCCCGACGCCCCCTCGATCAGCCTGCACTACTACGAGGATCGCAAGGGCGATTACATCCATGCGTCCGTCAACTGGCCGCGCGACGGCAAGGGTAATGTCTGCACCGGGCGCGACGTCGAGTACAACGCCACCAACCCGGAGATCCGATTCTCCGCCGCCAAGGCCCCGACCAAGGCCGCCGGAGAGATCGCGCGCCGCCTGCTGCCGGCCGCCGCGCCCCTCTACGCCAAGGCCCTCGAAGCCTGCCACTCGCGCGACCGCTTCGCTTCCGCCGTCGCCGCCAATTACGCCTCGATCGCGGCCGCCGCCGGCACCGTGGCGCGCCAAGCGCAACACAACGGCAACTGGTACGTTCCCGGCCTGCCGAGCGACATCACCATCGACTTCGTCAGCGATGACTCCGTCACCCTGCGCGTCAGGATGTCGCCCTCCGCCGCCGCCGACCTCATCCGCCAGATGGGGGGGCAGCAATGAGCCGCCGCGCCGACGCCGACGAGCGCCTGCGCGCCGATTTCGTGCGCCTCATGGCTCTCCCGGTCAACAACCCCGAGCGGCAGAAATTGAGCGACCGCGTCCCGACCCCGGTCAAGAAACTCGACGCGCGCGCCCGCAAGTTCACGACCCTGCAACCCGAGAGCATGTGGGGCTCGACCGCGCGCAAGCTCGCCGAGCCCGAAGCGCCCTACGCGGCCCGGTTGCACGCCTTGACCGCGCACCTGTTCACCCGGCAATCGCCCTGCAACCTCGCCATCCCCGGCCCCACGGTCGCGGATGACATGGACGCCTACATCCGCACGTTCGACAACCTCAACGGCCTACGGAGGCCCGCATGAACGAATTCGCCAAGCAATTGATCGCGGCCCTCGAAGCGGCAGACATCAAGTGGCGCGACTACTCCGGGCGCGGCATGTTCGGCACCCAATGCGTCGGCGTGACGTGCGGACGCTACGTCTCCGAGGGTGAAGTCCTCGACGCCGTCGCCGCCGTTCCCGATGGCCTGCACGTCTCCCGCGACTCGATGGGCATGGGAACGATCGTGTACTGGCCCACCGCAATCCTCAAGGAGCGCACATGACCGACAAGTTCTGCATGATTTTCAGCGCCGGCCCGCGCAGTAGCGAAGCGTCCGCTCACCCCGGCGAATACGTCAAGACCAGTTACGGTTCCCTGAACTGGAAGCGCAACGTCGTCGCCCTCAAGGGTCGCGCCATCGTCACCGCGCCGGCAGATACCTTTTGGGGCGACGAGGGATCGAAACCGTACACGTCCAAGGTTCTCGACAACCCGACGTGGGGTCAACTGTTCGCCTGCGCCAAGGCACAGCAACGCAAGACGCTCGACCTCCACCATTGCTACTTCGAGGGGTACTACCGCGACGGAACGATCGTCGCCCCCGATGGCAGCACCGTTACCAAACTGTCGCTTTCACTCGGGAGTTAAGCCATGAACCAATCCGCGCCCAACACGAAGCCCGCGTCATTCATCGAATCCCGCCCCGATGGCGGTATGTCGTTCGTCGGTCCCGACGCCGTCGCCATCTACCGGGCGACCGTCATCGAGTCCGCCTTGCGGTTCTACGCGCGCACCGGAATGCAGGTCAATCGCGCCTACACCCCGACCGCGATGATCCGCGCGGCGCGCGAGATCACCGGGCGCAACCTCAAGGCCCGCGACTACCTTGGGGCGGCCGAGGCCATCCACGCATGGCGCACCACCCCCGCCAACGTCCCGCCCATCATCACCAAGGATTGACATGCTCAAGATTGCCCTCGTCCAGTCCATCAACACCGGGAAGTGGGGCTATTGCCCGGACGCCGCGCGCGGTCTGCTGCGGCTCGAATACGACACCGATGCCCCATTCCTGAACGCGGAGGCCGCGCAAGCGGCCGCCGCCGAGGATCCCTCGATCACCGGCGTCGTCAAGTTCATCCGCTACCCCGCGCCCGCTACCGCTCCCCGCGCGCGCCGCCACTTGGACAACGCGCGCGCGCCGACCTCGCTCGAAATCGACCAGATTGCCGACGCCCTGCGGCAGCCGATGGGGCTCGACGAGCAGGAAGGCTACGACCTCGCGCACGCCGCGCGCGTGGCGGTTTTCGACCACTTCATCAGCGATGGCCCCGGCTACACCGGGCGCGTGGCGCTTGTCCTGCACTCCGGCGGCCCCGAGTGCGTCGACGTCGTCATCTGGCGCGACGGGGCAGCCCGGCGTTGCGCCACCACACTCTAGGAGGATTCGCATGGCTCGCAATCGCAAGGTGAACGGGGTTGTCGTCGACGGCGAACGGTACGACTACCTGACGATGGAATGGCGGCAAGGCGCAGTCTGCGTGCATGGATGGGGCGAATACCCGGAAAGCTCATGCCTTGCCGGGCAGCCCATGAAGCGGTTCCTCGACTCGTTCGGCACCGTGGAGGAAGCCAAGGCCGCCTATCCGGCCGCCGAAATGTCGCACCCGATGCTGCAACCGCAAGTCTCGCTCAACCATCTGCCGGGCGAGGACGACCCGGTTCCGGGCGGCATGTACCCGGACGACTACGACACGCAGGATTCCTACAACTGGAACGAGCAGTAAGACCCACCCGATGCGCCCGTGACAGGGGCGCGCGGGGTGCGCCTTGCACCAATCACAGGAGATTGACGATGGCGAAAGCCCCCGAGTATTGCCCCCGCTCCCCGCGCCGGTATGGCGAGCGGCCCGTCCGCTTGTACGACAGCGCCCGCAAGGCGTGCATCCCGCACCGTTGCTTCAAGTACCCGGACCGCGCCCTGAACACGACCGCCGCCCTGCTCAACTGGCTGCCCGCCCCGCGCGTCATCGAAGTCTACAACGCGCAGTCCGGCCGGCTGTTGGGCTCGTTCCGCAAGCACGTCAGCGGCGACGTCTCGATCTTCATCGACAGCCACATCCGGGGGAAGGCATGAACCAGTTCCGCGACCGTTACATGGACGTCAGCGGCAACCCGGCGACCTCGTACTGGCTCGCGCGGGCGCTTGCCGACCTGATGAAGCGCGATCCGGTCGACGCCCTGCACGACTGCGAAACCCTCGTTGACCTGATGAAGATGCGGGTCGAGGCCGCCTGCACCGTCACCCCGATCAAGGCGCACGACGTCGAGATCCCGGTCGAGGGGCAGCCCGACAAGCCGATCCGGTTGCGCCTGTACCAGATCCCGAACGCCGAGGACAACAATGAACGCGGGTGAGCGCGCCGTCCAATGTGCCATGCACTACGCCCGGCATAGCGAGCCCGCCGGGCGCGAGTGGAACCTCTGCGTCGTCACCGTAACCGGGTTCGGCTGCCTGCGCGGCCCGGTCAAGTCCTGTCAGGTTGGCGTGCTGACGATGGACAACCTCGAAACCAAGCATACCGTGTACGTCAACACCGACCACATCGTTGCAGCGTGGATCGAATTCAAGGAGGGTCAATGATGCCCCGCTTCCCGAACGAATACGACGACGGATACGAGGACCGCGCCGCCTGCGAGGCGGCCGAGTGCGACACCGCGGAGAGCCTGCGCGATCCCCGCGATCCTGAAATGGAGTTCGCCAACCCCGGTAGCGCCCTGCGCGCCGCCGGCCCCAACAACCCGCGCAACCTGCCCTGCCCGACGTGCGGCAAGCCCAACAAGCTCACGCCGATCGACCGCGCGCATGGCTACCAATGCGATGCCTGTGCAGACCGCGCCGAACGAGGAGTCGACTGATGGGAATCTTTGGATGGAGCTACCCCCCCGGAGCCGCGAATGACCCGTTCGCGCCCTACAACGAGCAGGAACAGCCGAACATCGAGTCGATCAAGGAGGCATGGCCCGATGCCAATGGGCTGTACCAAGTCTATCGGCAGACGTACAAGAACACCGCCTGCGGCCCGACGATCGGCTTCCTCGTCAACTACATCGAGGTCATCCCGCCCGATGGAATGAGCGACGTCGGGGGTGAGATCGAGCGCGCGAAGTGGTTCTACAACGACGAACTGATGCAATTCGGGACGTGGAAAGTGATGGAGGAGCAGGGGATCTACGTCTCCGGCGTCTCCGTATCCTCGATCGTGGAGGGGTCCGAGGCCGAAGTCCCGGCGATCGAGATCGACATCGACCCCTACACGCAGGATCCCGAGGAACTGGTCAAAGCCTTCGATGCCGCCGTCAGGAGCGTGGACAAGCAGGCCGACATGCTGTTCCGGGGTAAGCGGCGATGACCTCGAAGCCCTTCTTCGGGGTTCCGGGGTCGACGCGCGCGGAGGCGGCCGCCGCCTTTCGCGCGCTGCCGCTCAAGGAACGCCGGTCGCTCGCCCTTACCCACGAAGGCATCTGGTACACCGGAGCCGACGGTTATCGCCACACCATGACGTTCGGCATTGTTGCCGCCGAACCCCACACTCGGAGGGGCAAATGAGCGCCAAGCAACCCGACCAAAACATGATGGACTACTACTGCGACACGTTCGAGGTCATGGCCGCATTGGCAATGCACACTCGATCCGACGGCGAATACGTCGGAGCCCTGATGAATGCCCTTTGCTCGATGCTCGCCGTCTTGCCGGCGGACGGCGCGGAGAAGATGCTCTCCGGCCTGCCGGCTTTGCTGATGATCTGCCGCGACCAGTTGCAGCGTGAACTCGCGGCAGACAAGGCGGATGAGGCAATCCAAGCGGCGATGCGGGGATGACGATGAAACTGTACCGTCACAACTTCAAAGTCACGGGGGTCGTCTCGTTCCCGATCGACATGCTGCGCTACGATTCCTGCCGCCCGGCGCACGAACCCGACTCGAACGCGATCATTCGCACCTTCGATGGTCACTTGGAGAAACCCGTCATCGAGGTCTGCACGATGAACAAGGTCCGGGTTTGGGGTCCGACCGTCGACCGTTGGAAGTCGATGGGTTGGCGCGTTATGCTCGAAACTCTCACCCATACGCCGGTCGAGCTATGAGCGATGAAATCCTCAACCCCACGCCGGAAGTCATCAAGGCGGCGCGCACCGCCGTCGGGCTCACGCAATCACAGGCCGCCGAACTGGTACACCTTGGCGACGTGATGCGATGGTCCGAATACGAGCGCGGCGTCCACGCCCCCGATTGGGCTCGGTGGCAACTGTTCCTGCTCCTGACCAATCAGCACCCGAAAGCACGACTCATCAACCGATGAAAAAGGCCCCGCAAGGGGCCTTTCTCATTACTGCACGCGGAACAGGCTCAAGGCCCACCGCAGGACGTTCTCGATCAGTCCGTAGGCCCCGAGACGTTGACCTCGCCCGTCGCCGAGTGCGAGAAGTAGTCGAGGCTCGGAGCCGTGCCGGCCTTGACCTCGACGCCGTCGACCGTGACCGCTTCCGGCCCGGTGTAGGCAACCACCGCAGCGTCGAACGAGACGCGATCGGCATACGACGGGGCGAGCGGCGTGCCACCGACCGGCGGAACGCCCGGCAGGCCCGCGCGCAGCGCATCCTCGGTCGCCTGCGACTCGGCAACGGCTTGGTCGATCGCGGCTTGCAGGGCTTCCTTCTCGGCTGCGCTGATGCCGGCGGCCGCGACCAGATCGGCGATCTGCGTTTGCAGCGCGGCGGCGGCCGCATCCTTGGCGATGATGAGGTCGAGGTACTGCTTCGACAGGTCTTGCAGATCCTTCATGTTTTGCAGCAGGTCTTGAACGGTTGCCATGAGGCTTGCTCCTTGGTTAATGAGTACCACCTGATTCGACTCGATCCGCGCCTGACCGGCGATGATCGCGTCGAGCTTGTCGTCGAACCGGCGGATGTCTGTGTACGACAACGGGAACGACATTGGACGACTCCTTACAACTATCTAGGCTCACTACCAAACGCATGTCACCGTGACATTGTTGCCCTTGCGAGTGACGCGCGGAGACTTGCAGTTCTTGAACGTCATCCAAGGTTCGGTCTGACCGGGGCAACGAATCAGCACGTCGTCACCCCGCTTCGAGACGGTGAACCCGTCGCAGACGTCGCACAGCTTGAGCGGCCGCGCCCATGCATCGAGCGCCGTCAGCGCCATCAAGATCAGCGCCACCACAATGATGACACTAACCGTTTTCGGGGATAAGGGGAACTTCAATTTCAGGTCCGGGGGTCGGAGTTTCGGTCGAACGATCGTTCCGCTGCGGCGCGCGGCCCCGGTTGGGGTCTTGGTAGGCCGCCTCCATTGCGGCCCATCCGCCGCCGGACGCCGCCTGCGCGCGCGCAATCTCGGCGCGCCGGTCGACTTCGGCTTGGTCCCACCAGAATTCGGGGTACAGCCACCGATCGAGCGCCATTGCGAGGTTGTCACCCGGCTGCGATCCGATGCCGAGGAACAGCGCCCCGAGGACGTTGGGGGGGAAGTAGGGCGCGCCGGTCTTGGGGTCGATCATCCGCGCGCAGCGCATCGCGTACCCGAGCGCATTCTCCCCGGTGATCTCCGGGTGCGGCGCGGGCCACAGGTGGACAACGCCACCGGCCTGCGCTCCCGTCGGCCGGACCTCGATCAGATCCTCGTCCGACATCGGCTTGGGCGGCGGCGGCGGCGGCGGAGTGACGGCCTTTTCGAGTTCGTTGACGAGGTCATCGAGCGCGTTGCGCGCGATGTCGACCTTCATCTTGAGTAGTTGATCCATCATCCCCCCTTCGGCCGGCGCGTGGCGATCTGCGCCACCAGTTCATCTTTCGCCGCACTCGACCGCGACGTTCCGAACCTGAACGCGAACAATAGCGCGACGAAGCCGAGGATGCCAGTAACCGTCTGCACGATCAGCGTGAGCAGCATTTCCGGCAGCGGGCCTCCCTTGTAGGCATAGATCCCGGCGAGCGCGAACAGCCCGGCAAGGATGAAGCTCGCCGCGCCGATCGACCACCAGACCAACGGCGGAGCCATGTCCCATCCGCCGGCATGGCCGCGCGCGGCCGCCCGATCCATCGAGTCCTCGCTCGCCGCCCACTCCGCCTGCTGAAACTGCGCCATCTTGTCGAGGTAGGGGGCGAGCTTGTCCAGTTCGGCGAGCGTATTGGTTTCGAGCTTCACCATCGCCGCCGGGCTCGATACCGCCGCGACCGTGGCTTGAATGGGGTCGGCCTTGCCGGTGAGTTGCTTGGCGAGCCCGATGACCGACTCCGCGATCTGCTTCCTCACGTCGGCATCGTCCGTGTGGCGCGCGAGTTCCCTCTGCACCTTCTCGCGCGCGAGCGGACTGAAAGCGTCGATCAGGCTGTTGGCGAGCCCGATCAGCAAACCGACTGGCGGGTTGACGGCGGCCGCCACTCCCGCGACCGTCCCGAGAGCTTCCGGCATGACTTCCTCCTCCTGTAAGGGTACTCCCGCCTCCTCGATGGGCGCGGCCGGCTGCGCGGCAAGGCTGCCGCCGTGCGCCGTGTACAGCGCGAGCGCCGCGTCGAGGTTCCACTTCGGGTTGTTCTCGGCCGCGCCCGGCAGGCTCGTCCATTCCTTGCGGCAAAGCCGAACCGCCTCGTCGAACCGGCCGGCTAGGACCGCGTCGAGCGCGCCCCGATAGGCGATTCGCGCGACGGTGGCGAAATCTTGGTTGGGCGGGGAGAAGTCGGGCAACCCGTAGCGCGCCGCCTCCTCCGCCCAAGTGGTCCCGAGGAACTGCGCCCGCCCACAGGCGGTCGAGTGTCCGACCTCGGTTGTGGTCCGCCCATGCCACGGGTGAACCCACGGGGGCGTCTCGATGTAGTAACTGCCGTGGATTGGGCAGTTCAGCCGGGCATAAGCGTTGGCGTCGTTGCCAGTCTCGCCCTTCCAGATGACCTCGAAGAAGGCGCGGACATTCCGATCCTCAAGCGCCCGTCGGATTTCCCCGGCGGAGATCACTTGCTGCCTGACGCATCACGAATCAGGCGATCCGTAATGAGCTTCGAGTTCCGGTCGACGACCGATTCTAGAATCCGCATGGTGGCGTCGATGCGCTTCATTTCGACATCCTGATGTGCGTTCGCTTCCATGACATTTTTCAGGTCGCCAAGGTGGCCGGACAGGATGTAGATGCCGATCGAGGCGACGAGGCCGGACACAATCGACACGGTTTTCCACGCGCCGATGCCCTTGTTGAACAGCGCCGTTTCGTCCTGCACATGCTTGTCGAAGTCTTGTCGATGCAAGGCGAACTCTTTCTCCGCCTCGCGGATCTTGTGAAGCGCCTCGGTGGTCATTTCTGTGTTCGCAATCAGGTTGCGATTGATCTGGTACAACACCATCAGCGTTGCTTTCTGACTTTCCTCGTCAGAGGAGCGAATCAACTTGAGGATTTCTTCGTCCGTGTGGGCCGTTCCCGGTGCGGGCATATCGGTACTCCGCCTTCTGAACGCCGGAGACTCACTCGGCGGGTTGGACGATGAATTCGCCATGTGATGCGGCCTGTCCAGAGCCGGTCGAGAACCAACGAAAACGCCAAGTACCCGCAACGTCTGCGGACTGATCGAAGTGGTAATGGCCGACAGAATCTTTCTTGACTGAACCGCCTGCGTAAGTCGAGGTAGTAGCGTTCCCGGCGGGGGTAGTAACCGTAACGGAAACCTCGGAGGGGTCGATGGGACGATCTGCGGCATTGGTGAATGCGGCCGTCAGGCGGACAAGCTGTCCGATCTCATACGTCTCGATGTCCATCAGCGCGGGGCGGGCAGAATGCCCAAAGTGATGCGGTTGGCAAGCATGGATCCAGTCTCCACAACGGGTATTCCCTCATGGGCGATACTCACCCGATACGCCAATGCAGAACCGATTGTAACGTCGGAATTTACCCCGGAAGCCAAATTCAGCCGGGTAACAAGCGAGGTCTTGATCTGGATCCCGACATTCTCAATCGGGACGACGTACAGGGCCGCCTCGAACTGGTCGAGAAGATCCTGCGCCTCGATCGAGCCGGAGATCGCAACGCCACCGAGTAGCTCGACGCCGTCGGCGGACTCGATCAGGCTGCCATGCACGACGATGACCGACTCCGCCGACGCCTCGAACGTGTCGGCGCTGTCCGCTACAACTACCGAGGCCCCGATCCTGACGCTGACGACGGCGGACTGCTCCTCCTCGCCATCCGTATCGCCGCCGAGGGCCTCGATCGCCACCGACGCAATGCCGCCGGCTAGGTAGCCGTCGATGGCGAGCCCGTCCGCGCCGATTGCCGGGTCGGCGTAGGCAATGAACAGTTCAGCCCCGTCCTGCGCGACGATCGCGCCGGTCAGGTTGTTGTCGAGACTGGACGAGACGGTATCCGCACCATCCCCGGTCGCCATGTCGGCATGGATCGTCGACGTCGCCGCGAACGTGATCTCGTCCGCGCCGTCCTGTGCGGTGATCGCGGCGGTGATCGCGCCGGTCCCGCCGAGCGAAATGACGAAGCCCCCACCATTCGGCGGGGTGTACGGGGTCTGCCCGAAGGCAATGACAACCGACGACCCGTCGGGCGGGGTGTAGCTCACATCAGCACCGCAGCGACGAAGTCAAAACCGGCCCCGTTGAAGGCCCCGGTCTTGTCGATTGCCGCGATGCGATACAGCCCGGCCGCGAGCCCCGTAAACTCGAAGTTCCCCGAGGCATCGGTGCCGCCGCCGGCAACAATGAATGATGGCGCGTCCTGCGGCGTGACTATGACGCAGGCTTGATAGCCGACGTTGACGTTGTTCTTGACTTGTCCGACGAGCTTGTACTTGCCGCAGTAGATGGTGCCTTGCGATCCGTCAGCGTAAAGCCCGCCACACGGCCCGTTAGTCAGCGGCACCGGAGCAACCACAACCCCTCGGTTGCCGCTCATCGCGGCACCGTTGTAGCGCACCGCCTCAATGGCGATGACGTTCCCCCACCCCATCAACCGCCCGACAGATGCATTCGCCATTGCCTACGTCCACGGACCGACGATGTCGAAAACCAACTGGCCGGTTCCCGCGCCGCCGCTAACCATGCCGTTGTGGCGTGACACTTGCAGTAAGTGACCGGGGAGGTTGACTCCGCCATCATAGATCGCCAGATCAGCGAAGGTTGTTGCGAGGGCAAACGGAGCATAGATACCCGGCCATTTCCCCCGATAATTCCAGTTCGGGTTTTGCCCGGTGACTGCCCCAATCTCCTCCAACACCATGAGCGGCATTGTCCAGAACGCTTGGTCGATGCGTGTCGGGAAAACAAAGCCTTCGGCATCGCTGTTCGATGATGCCACTCCGACCAAGCATTGCGCGTACCACCCGGTTGCGTTCAGGCCGGTCCACATGCCGCTACCGATCGGCTGCGACCACGTCTCGATCGGCGGCCCAAGCTGCGTATGCGGACGGGCAATGTAGACGCTCGACCCGAACCGGGTCTGGTTGTTGATCGCTGTCCGGCGCGTTCCAATCGGTGACAACGTCGAGCAATCCGTCGAATTGTTCTGCGAGAACCCGATGAAGGTGTTGAACATGTCGCCGGGCCGATAGGTAATGAAATGCCCGAACCCATACTGGATCGTGAAGTTCGACGCGCCAGTTGCGATGCGCAGGTAGAAGGTGCGGGAATCGCCAACCGCGAACCAACCGCGCGCGACGGTATCCGCCGTGTTCGATTTGTACCAAGACCCGCCATTACCGTATTGCCCCACCGACGGGAACGGCCCCGTCCCGGTGTTGACGTCGGACATCACGGTATAGCCACGAACCCACGCCTCTTTCGCGCCCGCGCCCATTGTGGCGTCGTCATTTACACGCAAGTAGAACTGGTTGCTTGTTCCGTCCGCGCTGCGGTACACCGCTCTGTTGGTGCCGGTGTACGGGGAGTCCCATTGCAGCGGGGCTTTGCGGTACAGAATCGTCCCGGTCGCAGGAGTTGTCGGGCTGTTCGCCACCGTGTAGGTGAAGTGCGTCGAGT